ACGCCGCCGCCGTCGTCGTCCTGGCGGACCTTGACCTCACGGAGCGCGCCGCGTGCCGCGAGTGCTGGCACAAGATGGAGCGCGTGATGACGGTCCGCGTCGTCAGGTTTGCCAAGCCCTACGGGACGCGGTCCCGGGCGTGACCGGGCTCCGCCGTGTCAACCGTGGGTCCTGGCACCAATACATGGACGGGGACGACGAGCTCCCCGGCGTCACGACGATCCTCAACGCCGTCCTAGCCAAGCCCGCGTTAGTGGGATGGGCGGCGCGCATGTCGGCGGAGTACGTCGTGGACCATTGGGACGAGCTCACGGAGATGCAACCCTCCGCCCGCCTCAAAGCCGTCCGCGGCGCGACCGACCGGACGAGCAAATCCGCCATGGCGCGCGGGACCCGTATCCACGAGATGGGCGAGCGGCTAGTCCACGGTCTCAAGGTGGACGTCCCCGACGCGGACGTTGGCCCCGTAGAGGCTTACGCCCATTACCTGGACACGTGGCACGTGGTCCCACTCTTCACGGAGACGACCGTTGCCCATCGGCTCTATCAGTACGGCGGGACGTTGGACCTCATCGGGACCGACATACGCGGGCTCACGTTCCTAGGCGATATCAAGACCGGGAGCGGCGTCTATCCGGACGTGGCGTTGCAGCTAGCCGCGTATCGCTATGCGGAGGTCATGCTCACGGACGAGGGTGAGTCACCAATGCCGCCCGTGGACGTGGTCCAAGTCATGCACGTCCTCCCGGACACGGTCCGGGTTGTCCCGGTCGCCGCGGACGCCGCCGCGTTCCGCGCGTTCCTCCACTTGCGCGAGACGTACCGCACGGTCCGCCCGTGGAAAGACCTACCGCCCATCGGCGTCCCCATGGACGCGCCGCCAACTCCACCACGTCTAGAGGTCGTGCCATGAGCTCTCCCGGTCCAACGTTCACGATGCCCGCCCGCAAAGTCCGGATGGGGGACGTCTTGTTTCTGCCCAACGCCACGGACGACCCGCGCGCCGTCGTCGGCGTGGAGTGGGTCGGTAACACGGTCCAACTCTCCCTAGACGATGGGACCGCCGTGACCGCGGACGTGGACGACCAACTAGACGTCTCACGTCCTTTCGCCCGCCACGCGGAGACCGGGGAGCACGACCGATGACCGCGTTTCGCGCCGTCTTTGACGTGGAGCATTTCGACGGGCGGGCGATGGATGAGGAATACGTCCGGACCGCGTTGGAAGAGGCATGCGAGGACATAGCGGAGCTCTACGTCCAAGACGATGACGACCACGAGGGTATCTACGGCGTGAAGGTGGACCGGGTGGAGGTCGTGACATGACGTGGCGACACACGGGCCACCCGGAGGCAATCGCGGAGGACGCACTCACGCGCGCCGTTGCGCGGTTTGACGACGAGGTACGTAGCGCCATGGCGCGGCGGTCCCATTATTTCCTGGCCCTCGTGGGTTTCGTCGTGTCCCCGCCGCTCGTGAATGACGCCGTCTTGGACCACGAAAATATCCGCGTCGCCCCGTCCGTGGGTTGTTTCATATGCGAGCAACCGTGGACGCCCGACATGCCCGCACGATGCCCCGGGGAGCCACGATGACAGGACGCCAACTAGAGCTCCGCGACGAGCGCGCCTCTCTCGTCGTCGCGCGCACGGACTCATGGATGGCGGTAGTGGAGGACGTCGCGGTCCTGGCGCAACGCATAGCGGGGACAGAGCTCGTCCCGTCCGCGTTGCGTGACAAGCCGCCCGCCATCGCCGCGTCCATCCTCTACGGGCGGGAGATAGGTCTCCCGCCCATGACCGCGCTCCGCTCCGTCTACGTGGTGAACGGTCAGGTAGCTCTCAAAGCGGAGGCAATGCGCGGGCTCATCCTGGCCGCGGGTCACGACCTCGTCTTTACGGAGTCCACGTCCGCGCGTTGCGTAGCCAAGGGACGCCGCAAGGGTCAGGAGACATGGTCAGAGGTCACGTGGACCGTTGACGACGCGCGGAAAGCCAACCTCGTCCGCGGACCGTGGATGCAATACCCACGGGCCATGCTCAAAGCTCGCGCAACGGCGGAGCTCGCCCGCGACCTTTTCGCGGACGTCATTGCGGGTTTCGTGGCGTTGGAAGAGGTAGACGGCGCGGAGCCCGACGTCCCGCAGCACGACGGGACGGAGCCACGCCAACCCAAAGCCGTGACCCGCAAGAGGACGACGCCCAAGGGCGGGGTCCCCGGATTCCCGTCCACCTATCCGCGTCCGTCGCAACCCATCCCCGGAGACCAAGAGCTCCCCATGGACCCCGCCTCTCCCGCCGATAAGGACGAGGTCCCGTCCGCAGGGTCGGCGGGGGAGGCGGGCACGACGGACCTAGTACCTCTCCCGGGTGAGCCCGGATACGGGGATGAGGTCCCCCCCGCCTCGCCCGTGGATGAGCCACCCGGGAGAGCCGACGACGAGACGCCGCGCGATACGTCGGCGTACAAGACGTACCCCGCGCAACGCACCAAGCTCCACGCCATCCTCACGGAGCTAGGAGTCCGGGACCGCGCCGTCCGTCTCCGTCTTGCGTCCCTCGTCATCGGGCGCGAGCTTGAGACCTCCAATGACCTGACCCGCGGGGAGGCATCGGTCCTCATTGACACGCTAGAGAAAGTGGCGGCGTCACAGACGATGCGAGAGGCACTAGCGCGGGTCCTGGACTCCACGGACGTCATCGCATCCATTGACGCCCTAGCGGACCGCCTCGCCGCTCTCGCGGCCATCCCTGACGATGCGCCGCCACCCGACGAGCCACCCGGGGACGACCCGTGGACGCCACCCGACGCCCCGTGACGGGGACCAACTATCAGACGGGCGTACGGCTTGAGTACCGCGCGATAACGCTCCTGACCCGCCGCGGGTGGTACGTGGTGCGGTCGGCAGGGTCGCACGGGCTCGCGGACCTCGTGGCCCTCTCCCCGGAGGACGGTCACGCCGTCCTCGTCCAATGCAAGACGGGACGGCTCAAGCACGAGGATTGGCAACGGCTCCGCGAGCTCGCCGTCCGCTATTACGCGGTCCCCGTCATCGCAGCATGGAACGAGACGCGTCGCCGCGTCGTGTGGCTCGTCGTCATTGGCGACCACGTCCCCGGGTCGCATGATTGGCCCTCCATCCCATTTGACCTAGGGCACGACCAAGACCCCGCCGCGCTCTGACCCATGACCACGAGGACGAGCTATGGCGCGGATACGGACGATCAAACCCGGGTTTTGGTCAGACGCGGGAGTGGTGAGCTTGAGCCGTGAGGCACGTCTCCTACTCGTGGGTCTCATCTCCATGAGTGACGACGAGGGACGTTTCGTGGCGACCGTCGCCGCCATCCGTGGCTACGTCTACCCGTTCGATCACGTGACGGACGCGTTTGTGGAGCGGACGTTGGGCGAAATCGTGAAACGCGGAATCGTGTTCACCTACTCGGCGGACGGGCTAGAGCTCGGCGTCCTGCCTAACTTTCTCCGTCACCAACGGGTCAACCGTCCGACGCCATCGGTCATCCCTCCGCCGCCGCGATGATTCCCACGACGCCATCCGTCGCCGCGAGTGAACGGGAAGAGGACGAGCTTTACTCCTACCTCCTGCGCCGCGGGTGGAGTGTGGAGTACGTCGGGCAACGGGTATGGAGCCAAGGACTCAAGACCGCCGCGCGCCACTACTCCGTAGCCCGTCATTGGCCCGACCTCCTGATAGGTCGTGGACCGACGATCTACTTTGTGGAGGTCGTGAACACGGGCGGGCGACGAGAGCCGTTCCTAGAGGTCGCAAAGCTCGTCGCGCTCAATCGGTGGATGGACGTTGCTCCCGTCCTCATCGCGGACGTGTCCACCAAAACGGCGTGGCTCCATAACGCCGATTGGCCCGACCGTGACCTAGCAACAAACGTGATGACCGTCCATCCCAACGGCGGGAGTGGGGACCCGTACTGCGCCCTCATCCGACCGGAGTACGCCGCAACGTGGGACGTGACGTTTGCGTGAAACGGTCACCTAATCGTCGGCGTGTCATGGCGTGTCGCAACGGGAAACCCTTACAGATAAAGGGATTCCCCATGATCCACAAACGCCGGCAAAATCGCACTTGGTAGAATGGACCCATCGGCAAAACGCCGGAACCCTTTGTAAACAAAGGGGAATCGTGCCACTAGCTAGGAGAGACGCCATGTCAGGGACAGAGACAATCATCGTGATAGGTCAAGGTTGCTGGGGGAAAGGACCGGACCTCAAGTCCGCCCGCCGTGGATGGATGAGGCAGGGCGGCGTCATCGCACTCGGGTACTCCATAGTCACCCTTGACGCGGACACGGAGTTTGAGGGCGTAGACGGTTGGGGCTCCATCCACTACAAGGGCAACGAGCCGACGAGCCGTGACGTTGCAGCTACGGCGGCGACCCGATGAGCGAGGACGCACCAATGAGCCGCGAGCCACAACGGGTGATGCATGCCCTTGAGGGACTAGAGCTAGGTGACCAAACGGTAGGTCCCAAGTGCGACGCCGATAACGGGCGTTGGCTCTGCGTCAATCACCGTGTGGCGTTCCCAAACAACCTCTCCCTAGAGAGCCACTTGGACGACGACGAGAGGCATTTGCTCGTGTGGCATTGCCACGTCCACGGACCCGAGACTCCGTGACGATTCACTGACCAACTCAATGAGCCCTCATGGAGCGATTCCGTGAGGGCTCATTGACTTCCTCACGTCCCCCTCATTGGGGGAAGGGAAGAGGAAGAGGAAGGGAAGAGGAAGGGGAAGGGTGGTGGGTTACCCATCCATGGGACCTCAAGGTAGTTGGGCGCGCGAGGCGCGATGGATGGCGTCCGCGCAATGACGACGGACAAGGTCCTCCACGCAATCGCGGAGCTCGTCCACGCAATGCGGGAGACGTGGGATAGGGCGGGCATCTATGCGGCTTGTCATGCCCTTGCGGCTACGCAACCGTTGGACCAAGTGGCGCACGCCGCCATTGACGCCGCCATGGACAAGACCGCCAGGACGCCCGGCGTCATCGCCACCCGTGCCCGACATTGGCAACCCACCCTCCGCGGCAATGAGCCGCCACCCGTGCGCGACGTCCTGGCCCATCACGAGGGCGACCCGCAGCTAGCGCGGCATGGCGCGACCCTGGCACGTGAAGCCCTAGCCATGGCCCGCGCACTAGAGCACGATGACTCCAAGCGATCCTCCCCCCCGGACCCTGGCGGACGGTCGGCCACGACCGAACCTCCCCCCCGGGATGAGCCATGACGCCAACCGTCCTCGCCTACGTGGCGATAGCCGCACTCGTCCTCGCCGTCATCGCCCTCGTCCTCGTCGTCAACGGCTAGCGCGCGTGCCCATCACCCTGACCCATGACTCATCGTGGGCTTGGCAGAAACGGCGGGAGTGGTGGCAAGCCCATCTCCCATATCCCTGCCCGTTGTGCGGCCACGACGTGACACCCGACGATCCGACATGGGAGCTCCACCACTTGGACGAGGGTGACGCGCGGTCCGACATGGAGACCGCGCCGTCCCATCGGTCATGCAATCGCGCGGACGGATTGCGTCGCGGATTGGCGAAACGAAACGCGGCGCGCGGCGGAAAGTCCGACGACGACGCGCGTTTTTTGGGGGACGCCGTTGGCTACGGGGACACTGACCGGAGGGTGTATCCCCCCCCGCACCCGGACCGCCCCGAACCTCCCGCCGCGAGCCCGGACGCGTTGGACGTCGGGTGGGATACCGCGGAATGGCTCCAAGAGCTCCGGACGTTTCCCGCCGATGCGACGTGGCCGCGGTACATGAGCGCGCCGCACCCTCGCGCGGTCGGCAGCTATGGCCCGGACTTTGTCCGTTGGGTCCGGGAGCGGCACGGGGTCACGTTGCGTTGGTGGCAACGGCTCGCGGCGTACCGCGTCCTTGAGCACGACGACGACGGCGAGCTCGTGTGGCTCGTGTGGCTCATCTCGACGCCGCGTCAGGTCGGCAAATCGTGGTGGCTCCGGGCTCTCTTCCTCTGGCGCATCCACCAAGGGGACCGTTTCGGGGAGCCGCAACTCGTCATGCACACGGGCAAGGACCTCCCCGTCTGCCGCGAGGTCCAACGTCCCGCGCGGGCGTGGGCTCGTCGTCTCGGGTACAAGGTCCGGGAGACCAACGGGCAAGAGGAAATCGAAACTCCGGACGGGTCCCGTTGGATGGTCCGCGGTCGTGATTCCGTCTACGGCTACTCGGCGTCTTTGGGAGCCGTGGATGAGGCTTGGCACGTGGAGCCCGGAGTGGTGGACGACGGGCTAGAGCCGACGATGGCGGAGCGGTCGTCCCCGCAACTAGGGCTCGTGTCTACCGCGCATCGGTTGGCAACGTCACTCATGCCGGGTCGTCGCCGTGCCGCGTTGGCGGAGCTCGCCGCCCCGGAGGACACGTTGGTCATTGAGTGGTCCGCGCCGCCGTTGGCGGACATGGGCGACCCGGGGACGTGGCGCGCGGCGTCGCCGCATTGGTCGGACAAGAGGGAACGGCTCGTGACGTCCAAGTGGGCGCGCGCTCTAGCTGGCACGTCGGACGACCCGGACGAGCCCGACCCGGTCGAAGCGTTCCGCGCGCAATGGCTCAACGTGTGGCCCGACCGCGCGGCACCTAAGCCGACCAAGGACGAGCCGTTGCTCCCGGAGGGCGCGTGGGCGGACGCGGCGGACTTGACGGCGTCGGCGGTCGGTCCGGTCGTCATCGCCGTGGAGGACTTTTTCGGCAAGGGCGCGGCGGCGGCGGCGTGCGGCGTCACGGGGGACGGTCGGCTCATCGTGTGGGGCGAGACGTTCACTCGTCGCGCGGACGCGTTTGGATGGGCGTCCCTCGTGTGCGCCCAACGTCCCGGGTCGCGGCTCATCGTCGGCGGGTCCCTCGTGGGGGACGAGCTCGCCGCCACGGTCTCCGTCGTGTCCGTTGACGCGGCGGGCGTCGCGGAGACGAAACGCGGTCTCCCGTTGCTCCGGGAGCTCGTCGCCAGTCACGGGCTCGTCCACGACGGCGGGACGTCCCTGGCGGGTCAGGTGGGCGCTACGTGGGTCACGCCGCTCCCATCCGGGCTTGTCCCGTCGTCCCGGGCGGGCAGGACGGACCTCGTCCGTTGCGCGTCGTGGTGCGTCGTGTCGGCGTCGCGCACAACGGAGCCCGCACCCTTGGACTTTTTCGTCTACTGACCGGAGGTCTCCATGGCTACTCGCCGTGACGTGTCGCGGCGTCTCGCGGGCTCGCGCACCCTCTCGCCGCGGGTCGGTCGGATGGGTACGCGGACGCGGCGGGACTACGCGTGGCTCATGGACGCGGGACCCGCGCCCGCGGGCGAGCTCGCACCCGCGACCGAGACCGACGCCATGGGTCTCCCGCCGTTTGGTCGGTCCGTCGTCATCCTGGCGTCCGCCATTGCGGGGACCCCGTGGCACGCGCAGACGTGGGACGCGGACCGCGGCATTTGGCAACGGATAGCCGACCAACCCGCGGTCCTGACAGACCCGTTCCCGGACTCGCACCCGTGGGCGTATCGGTGGGCGGCGACGGAGGACGGCATCCTCTACGGAAATCACTTTGCCCTCATGGGGGACATGGATTTCCGCACCAACCGTCCCGGGTGGGTCGTGCCCGTGCCCGCGGACCTCGTGTGGATCGGTCAGGACCCTTCCAACCCAGGTGACTATTGGTGGGTCATTGGCGGGCAGACTTTCTCCCGCGACGAGCTCTTGCATGTCCCGTACGGCGCGCGGTCCGGGGAGGTCTTGGGTCGTGGCGTCCTGGCGCAGTACGGACCATGGCTTGGTGGACCCGTGGCCGCGGAGCATCACGCGGGCTCGTATTTCGCGGGCGGCGCGCTCCCTCCCGCCGTGCTCCAATCGCCTACCGCCATCACGCAGGAGCAAGCCGACGAGCTCAAGACGAAATGGCAAGCGTTGACCGTGACGCGGGAGCCCATGGTCTTACCGCAGGGATACGTTTTGACGCCCGTGGTGAGCAACGCGGAGCAAGCCCAACTCGTGGAGTCCCGGACGTGGGACGCAACGTTGGTCTCCCAAATCGTGGGCGTCCCCTATTGGATGCTCGGACTACAGGGTCCGTCCATGACGTACCTCAACGTTGAGGGATCGGACATTGCGTTTGTCCGTGACTACGCCGACCGTTGGGCGCAACCGTTGTCCGCCGCGTACTCCAAATGGCTCATGCCGCGCGGGACGTCGGTGGCGTGGGATTGGACGTCCCGGATGAGAGCCGATAGCGCCTCTACCGCCAACGTCCTCACGACGTTGACGGGCGCGGGTGTCATCACCAAGGACGAAGCCCGCGCCGTCCTTGGACGTCCGCCGATGCTAGAGACGACCGACGCAGGGACGACCCCGGAGGGCGTCCCGGAGCTCACCCCGGAGAGTGTGCAATGACAGAGCTCGTTATTGAGCGCGCCGCCCAAGCGTTAGAGCCGATTGGCGACGGATGGACCGTCTACGGTCGCGCCGTCCCCTACGGCGTGGAGCAACGGGTGAGCGATGACGGGCGGACGTTCTACGTCGAAGAGTTTGCACACGGCGCGTACTCCCGCGACGTTGCCAAGGGCGGGCGTTGGGTCAACCTCATGGTCGGGCACCTAGGCGACGACGGGGACCGTTTCCTAGGACGATGCGTGGAGCTCGTGGAGCACGAGGACGGCGCGTATGCGGCGTTCCGTCTCGACCGTTCCCACCCGTTGGCGGAGGCGGCGCGGTCGGGCGAGCTCACGGGTTGGTCCGTCTCGGCGCACGTCTACCGCACCCGGGCAATCATGCGCGGCGGGCGGGAGGTCTTTGTCCGCGAGATTTGCGGGCTCCGCCACGTTGCGGCCACGCCCGTCCCGCAGTACGCGGGCGCGGGCGTCCTCGTCGCCCGCCATCACGAGCTCGTCAAGCAAATCTCGCGGCCACGTCTCGACGCGTGGAAAGCAAAGGGTTACGGTCAGAGCCAAGAGTCCAGATAACGAGCCGCCACCCGGGCTAGCCGCCACCCGTCCACAGAGACGCCACCCGGCACGAAGAGACCCGCCACCCGGCCACAAGGGACGTTCCAATCCTTGTGACCCCGGAGGCTTACGGTGCCCTCGTATCTCGACCGTCTCAATGCGGAGTTTGACGGAATCACGGACGGCGTCAACGCGGTCCTAGAGCGCGCGGCCAATGAGGACCGCGACGTCACGGACGATGAGCAGACACAGATCGACCGGGACGACGCGCGGCGTCAGGAGCTCACCCGGAGCATTGAGCACTACACGGAGGTAGAGGAAAGGACCGGGCGCGTTGCGGTCCTGCGCGGTCGTGTTCCCGCGACCCCGCGCACCACGACGACGCAGGTTGTGGAGCCCGCGTATGACATTGCGCGGGACTTCCCCACGCCCGCCCATTGGGCTATCGCCGTTCACCGTGCGATGACGCAGCGCGACCCGGAGGCAATCGCCGCCATTGAGCGCGCGACGGCGCACCAAATGACCACGGACAACCCGGGTCTCATCCCTCGCCCCATCCTTGGTCCGGTCGTGTCCATGCTTGACGCAACGCGTCCGTTTATCTCGTCGGTCACCAACCGTCCGCTCCCAACGGGAAAGTTTGACCGCCCGACGATCACGCAGCACGTGGACGTCCAGAAACAAGCCGTGGAAAAGGACCTCACGGCGTCGCGCAAGATGACCATTGGCAATCTCCCGGTCACGGCGGCGACGTATGCGGGTCATCTCAATATCTCCCGCCAGGACGTCAAGTGGACCTCGCCGTCCATTCTCCAAATCGTCTTTGACGACTTCGCCGCCATCTACGCGGACCGCACGGACGACGACGCATGCACGCAGTTTGTGGCGTCCGTCGTGGCGGCGGGCGTGGACGCGGGCGCGACGTACGGCGACCTCCTGACCGCGCTCTACGGTGCGGCGGCGGCGACGTACGGCGCGGGCAACGGTCTCCCGGACACGTTGTGGGTTGCGCCCAACGTGTGGGCGCAGCTTGGCGGCATGCTCACGCAACCCGGAGGCGCGGCGGCGTTCCCGGGTCTGTCCATCCGGTCCCCGCAGAGCGGGTCCCCCCTTGGGTTGGACCTCGTGGTGGACCATCATTTCCCCGCGGACACGGCCATCCTTGGTCCCGCGCGGCTCGCGGAGTGGTACGAGGACGTAGACGGTCTCTTGCAGGTCCAGGAGCCCGACGTCCTCGGGCAGCTTGTCGGGTACGCGGGTTACGCCGCATTCCTCAACGTCAACCCGGCATCCTTCACGCCCATTGAGGGCATTGGGTCCCTCGTCGTGCCGCCGTTGGCGGCGGACACGAGCGGCGGCGGCGGCGGCGGGACGGCGACGCAGACCAAGTCCGCGCGCTAATGACCCAAGCTCCGACGTTGGCGGAGGTCCGGGCGTGGCTCCAACTCCCCGCGACCGCACTAGACGACACGCAGCTAGGACACGTCCTGGCCGCGGAGCTCGCGCTAGTGGCGTCGTGGTGCCACGTCCCGGACGACCCGGACGCGTTCCCGGAGCCGCTATTCCAATCCGTCCTCCGCCGATGCGGGCGGGAGTGCGCCGCACGTGGCGTCCCGCTAGGACTCATCGGCGTTGACGCGGAGTTTGGCTCCCAAGTCCTGCGCCGTTGGGACGGAGAGATAGAACGGCTTGAGCTCCCCCACGTGACGCAGGTTTTGGCATGAGCACGACCCGCGCCGCGATTGTGGACGCACTCAAGACCGTTGGGGCTCTCTCCGTCTCAACGGCTCCACCCGCCGTCATCTCTCCGGGCTCCGCGTGGCCCGTGTGGGCGGCGTCCGTGTTTCGGAACGCGTGCGCCACGGATGAGACGTGGTACGCGTTTGTAGCTCTCCCCAATGGCTCCGCCCAAGTCCCCACGGACGCGGGCGACGAGGTCATTGGCGACGTTGCTAGCGCGCTAGCGACGGTCGGAAAAGTGGAGCGCGTGGAGCCGTGGGCGTGGCCCGTGGACCAAACGCAATCCGCCGTGCCCGTGCTGCGTTTCACGCTCTCGACTAGCGGAGGTTTCTAATGTCGGTCAAGGTCGTCCGGTTCGGTCCGGGCACTCTCACCCTTGGGACCGCACCCGGGACGGATTTTTCCTGTCAGGTCCAGTCACTCGGCGTCAACGTGGACAAGAACGAGGGCGACCCACTCACGGTCCTTTGTGGTGACGAGGTCCCGGGCTCCGTCTCTTACTCCTACTCCCTCGCGGGGACGTTGCTCCAAGACCTCAATACGGGCGGCGTCGTGGAGTATTCATGGACCAACGCGGGCGAGGCGGTCCCGTTCATCTACGTCCCCGCGACCGCGGAGACCGCCCTCTCCGTGGAGGGCAACGTCATCGTTGACCCAATGTCCATCGGCACGTCGGACGGAGAGTTTGGCGACGTCCTGACGTCGGACGTGGAGTGGGCATGCGTCGGCAAACCTGACGTCACGTGGAGCACCGTGGCCGCGGCGGCGACCGCGCAGGAGACGACCCGGACCCCGGAGCCCGCGGCGACATGAGCGGCGACGGCGCAACCGTGGAGGTAGACGGCGGGCGGGAGCTCGCCGCCGCTCTCCATGGCGTGGAGGCGGGTCTAAAGGACCTCTCCGGGACCAACGCCAAGGTTGCAAACGCGGTCGCACCCGTGGCCCGTCGTCTCGCGCCGCGATTGACCGGAGCTCTCCAAGGGTCCATCCATGGCGAGGGCTCACCCACGAGCGCGGAGGTCGGGACGCCCATTGCCTACGGGTGGCCCGTCCACTCCGGAGTCCCCGCCCGCAATATCGCGGGCGTCCCGTTCATCACGGAGGCATGGACCCGCACGGAGCCCGTGTGGACGGCGATCTATAAGGACGACGTCCAAACCCTTGTGGACACGCAGGTAGCTACCAAAGCCAATCACTAGAGAGGACGCGTCATCGTGCCAGAGACGACGCCGCAACGGCTCCATACCAAAGTCACCCTCACGGACGGGTCAGTCCTAGAGGCGGTCGTGGACCAACGGGACTACCGCCGTTATGACCTCACCCGCCAACGCCACGGGTGGCCCGCGGCGACGGACTCGCCATTCCTACTCCAAGGTTTCGTCTGCGCCGCCGCCCTTATCCGCCAGGGCGACACACACGAGACGGACCCCGCCGTCCTCATGGACCAAATCGTGGAGGTCGTGGAGCTAGGCGCGGCGGACGTAGTCCCTACCGACGCGGGAGTTGGTCCCGCCTAATCGTGGAGCTTGCGGTAGCCACGAACACGGCTCCCGCGGATTGGTGGGACGAGGACCCCGCCGTCATCTTGACCGCGGCGGACGTCCTTGAGCGGAACGCGGAAGCCATGAGGAAGGGACGGACACGATGAGTAACGCCGCCGTCCTAGCAATCAAAATCATCACTGACACGAGCCAAGCCTCCAAGGGTCTAGACGAGACCGCGAGCAAGACGTCCAAGTGGTCCTCCGGAATCGGTAAGGCATCGGCGGTCGCAACGGTCGGGCTCGCCGCCGTTGGCGCGGTCATGGTGAGCGGCGTCCGGGCGGCGGCGGAGGACGCGCAAGCTCAAGCCCTCCTAGCAAAATCCATGACCAACGCGGCGGGTGCGTCTAAAGCCCAAGTGGCCGCAACGGAGGATTGGATTTCCAAGACGACCCTTGCAACGGGCGTCGCGGACGACGACCTCCGCCCGGCGTTAGGGAGTCTCGTCCGGGCCACGGGCGACGTAGCCAAGTCTCAATCCGCCCTCTCTCTAGCGTTGGACGTCTCCGCCGCCACGGGTAAGGACGTGACGGCGGTTTCGGAGGCACTAGCCAAGGGATACGGCGGGCAGACGACGGCGCTAGGGCGGCTCGTCCCCGGCATGGACCAAGCCATCCTCAAGTCCGGAGACATGAACGCCATTACGGCGGAGCTCGCCCGGACTACGGGCGGGTCCGCCGCCGCGTCCGCCGCAACGGCGGCGGGTCAGTACCAGCTATTTACTACCGCCATCGCGGAGACCAAAGAGGGAATAGGCGCGGCACTCCTGCCCGTCCTCTTGCGGCTAACAACTCTCCTGGCGGGCGTGTCCAAGTGGGCGGCAAACAATACGGGGACCCTGACCGTCCTCCTAGGAGTGTTCGCGGCTCTCGCGGCAATCATCGTCACGGTCAACGCCGTGACCAAAGCATGGGCGGCAATCCAAGCCGTCGTCCGGGTGGCAACCCTTGTATGGACCGCGGCGCAATGGCTACTCAACGCCGCGCTCACGGCTAACCCAATCGGCATCGTGATTGTCCTCGTGGCGTTGCTCGTCGCGGGCATCGTCATTGCCTACAAGCGATCCGAGACGTTCCGCGCGGTCGTGACGGCGGCGTTCCAAGCCGTGAAAGCTGCCATCTCCGCCGTCGTGTCTTGGGTTTCATCCACGTTGGGTCCCACGTTTGACCGGGTCCTAGGTGCCATCGGCGCAGCTATGCGGACCCTTGGTGGGATAGCTAGCAACGTGTGGGGCGGAATCAAAGTTGTGATTGACGGCGTCGTGTCCGCCATTGAGTCCGTCATCTCCGCCGTAGGGCGGGCGGTCTCCGCCATCCGCAATATCAAGGTCCCCCATATCCCTGACCTCAACCCGTTCTCCGCGGGTGCGCCAACGTCCGCGGTCGCGGGTGCGGGAGCTACGTTCCGCGGCGTTGCACGAGCTCCCGCCGCCGCTCGCGGCACGACGGGCGGCGGCGGGGTTTCCATCACGGTCCAAGGTGCCCTAGACCCGGAGGGCGTCGCCCGCCAGATTGGCCGCATCCTCGGCGCGCATGACGTCCGGATGGGGCGG